GGTAATGTGTTTCTTTACATTTTAAAGAATGAGCAAGGAAAACCGATTGCAATCTATGTACTGCCTTCTCATTTGATGCAGATACTAATTAAACCAAATGCTTTTAATTTCACATTGGAAAGCCCTGTATTAGGTTATCAACTAATTTATCAAACGCAATCAATCCCTTTTTTAGAGGAGGAAGTAATCCATATTAAAACACCTAATCCCGATTGGACTTTTGAAGCTAGTCAAATGTATGGTCAATCACCATTAAAGGCAGCATATTTAAACATAGAAAATCAAATTTCAGCTAATAAACATTTGAATAAGATGTTGAAAAGTTCGGGGGCTTTTGGGTTTATATTTGCTAAAGGTGAATCTTTGACAGAGTCACAAGCCCAACAATTCACAGAGCGTATAAAAGATATGGACTTGTCTAAGGAAAGAATGGCTAAAATTGCAGGTATTTCAAAAGAGATAGGTTTTCAAAGAATAGCTTTAGGAAATGATGAGTTAGAGCCGTGGGTGGCTTTACAATGGGATAGAAAAACTATCTGTAACGTGTTAGGATGGGCAGATGAGTTAATGAACAACGACGGCAAAAGCGGTTTGGGTGGTTCCGAATTGAAAGAAGCTAAAAAATCCGTTCTTACAGATAATATTTACCCTGATTTATTGATGATAGAGGAGGCACTTAATAAATATTTCATTCCTTTCTTTTCAGACTACAAGGGGTATAAACTTTGCTTTGACATATCGGAGATGCCCGAACTTCAAGAGGATATTAATATGTTAATGGAGTGGTTAGATAAAGCACCGGTAACACTTAATGAAATCCGAGAATTGATTAAATTTGAAAGATTAGAAGGGGATGGTATGGATGATGTTTGGATAGGAAAGGGAAAAATAAGATTAGACGAGGCGATGTTAAACAGTTCATTTTTAGCAAATATTCCTGATGACGAAAGCCCAAAGATATAGACAATTATTTTTAGCTTTACACGGCAAGAATGAGCGATTATTAACCCGTGATATTCAAAAGGCATTGCGTAAAGATATACGTTCTTTAAATTTAGCGATTATTGACGAGTCGAACTATGAAGGAGTTTTGTTATATTTGAACCTAAAAAACTTTGAGCAAGCGCTAATTGATTTTTATATTAAGGCAGGTACTCAAACGGGAGAGATAGCCAAAAAAGATATAGCAAAGCAAGTAAAAAGGGTTAGTCCTTTTTTTAGTGAAGTATGGAGGGATTTTGTTATTAGACAAATAACACCCGCTTTAGCTTCAAAGGTTGTGACAATGAAAGCCACGTTATTGACAGATTTAAACAAATTGATAACGGAATATATTAGTTTGAATTTGGATATAGTTGACATAGCAAGTGCTATTACTGAATTTGTAAACGACCCTAAATTTTATAAATGGCAATCGTTACGAATAGCACGAACAGAAACAACTACTGCAATGAATATGGCAGTAAACCAAGTAGGAGCGGATAGCGATGTTCTTTTGGATAAGGAGTGGATAAGTGCAGGTGATGGAGAAGTTAGAGAAAGTCATCAATTAATGGATGGCACAAGAGTTGAACAAGATGAGCCTTTTGGGAACGGTTTAATGTATCCGGGCGACCCGAATGGAGATGCAAGTGAGGTGGTAAATTGTAGATGCACGTTTCTACAAATTCCAAAAAGAGATACGCAAGGTAATTTAATATTTACAGTATGAAAAAATTAGAGTATAAAAGTATAACGGGGGGTGTAGATGACATTGATTCTAATAAAAGAATTGTAACGGGTTATCTTTCACGCTTTGGCAATACTGATTTGGATGATGATATAATTGAGGATGGTGCATTTACGAAGACGTTAATGGAGCGTTCAAATCAAATATTCTTTTTAAATCAGCACAATTGGAGCCAACCACACGGTAAATTCCAAGAGTTGGCACAAGATGAGTATGGATTGAAATTTGTTTCTCAACCTTTGCCCGATACAACCTACTCAAATGATGCTATTAAGCTATACGAGGCAGGAATATTAAAAGAGCACTCAATCGGATTCAGTACTATTGTCAGCGAATGGAACAACAACACCAAGAAAAGATACATCAAAGAGGTGAAATTGTACGAGGGCTCAAACGTTACACTTGGTGCCAATCCTGATGCAATATTTACGGGGTTGAAATCCTTCACGAAAGAGGATATAAACGAAAGAGAAAAAGCAATTTTAAAAGCGTTTAGAAACGGAACTTTCACAGATGAAACTTTTACGCTTTTAGAATTAGCATTGAAAGAATTGCAATTGCAATCTTATGAATTAGGCAAAAAGGATGCACTCACAGAGCCGACAGAAGTCACTCAAACAGAGCCGCAAGATGCAGAGATATTAGAAACAATTAAAAATTTTAAATTTTAAGAAATGACACCAGAAGAAATCAAAGCTCTATTAGAGCAAAAGAAAGCCGATTTTGACGCTAAAATAGCAGGATTGGACACAACTATTCAAACTAAGGCGAATGAATTGTTTGCAGGTTTGGAAACAAAAATGACTGAAACCCTAAACGCTAAAGATGCGGAAGTAAAAGCGTTAGAGACTCGTATTGATGCTTTAGTAGCAGAGGCAAAAGCAAAGCAAACTAAAACTGAGGTTAAATCCTTCTCGAATGAGTTTTCTAAATCTATTCAAGAGAAACACGCGGATTTACAATTAGTAAGCAAAGGGCGTTCGGTTGCTTTTGAAATGAAAGACTTGACCATTAACACAAACAACACTTTAACAGGTGGTTTGGCTAATGAGAATGGTGGTGCGGTTATTAGACAAGGTGATGCGGTTATCTTACCTACTCCACTTGTAAACTTCGCTAATTTAGTAGCTACGGTTACGGGTTCAGAAGACACTATTAGAATTTGGAGAGAAGCAGCTACTGCGAATGCAATTGCTTCGGTAACAAAAGGAGATGCAAAACCTGAACAAGACTTTGATATTCCGCCTGTTGTATTTACAGCTTCTTACCGTGCAGGTTTATACCGTTTCCATAAATCAATGATGCGTAACTTGCCTTGGATGCAATCACGTTTACCTCAAATGTTAAGAAGAAACTATTTCAAATCTGAAAACGCTTCTTTTTACGGTGCATTGAAAGCTGCTGCATCTGTTTACACAGGTACGGGAGTTGGAGTAGTTGCTTTAGTAGAGGCTATTGCACAATTGGAGGCTGCGGATTTTGCAGTAAACGGAATCGTATTGAATCCAACGGATTGGGCTAACATTTCTGTTACAAGAGATGACAACAATCAATTTTCTTTACCAAATACGGTAACATTTGTAAACGGTCAATTGACTGTAAACGGTATTCCTGTTTATAAAGCTACTTTCGTAACTGCGGGTGAGTTTATCGTTGGAGATTGGACACAGGCGTACAAGTACGTTACAGATGGTCTTAAAGTTGAGTTCTTTGAGCAAGATGTTGACAACGTACAATACAACGCTATCACTACAAGAGTAGAGGAAAGCAATGTGTTAGTAATTGAGCAACCTTTAGCATTCGTTAGAGGTGAATTGGATGGAACACCTCCATCAGTATAAATAAACTAAGGGAGGTTTAACCGCCTCCCTTTTTTAAATTAAAAGCTATGTTATTAGAGTTAGAAAGAGTAAAGAATTATTTGAGAGTTGATCCTGACCAAATTTTTGATGATGCCGAAATTGAGTCAATGGTAAACGGTGCATTTCAATATTTTTCAAATGAAACAAATCATATATTTGGGTTAATAGACAAAGATTATTATTCTCCGTTTAGAATATATGACTTTCCGATTACAGACACCTCAACTCTAACTAAACGAGCGAATTATTACGTTCCTAACTATTGTGTAGAAACTTCTTTTATCACATTAGAAGTAGGCTACGAAACAGAGGCAGATATCCCTGCGGATATTATCCAATGTATATTGGATATTACTAAAGTTTGGTATTATTCAACAGAGCAAGAGCAAAATACAGGATTAATGCCGATGACAATTAAACAAGTGATTGAAAAATATAGAAGGTTCCATTTATGATACCGATTGAAGCGAGAAAATATAACTGTATGATTGAACTTTGGGAGGTTACTAAGGTGCAAGACGGTTATGGAGGCAATACGGTACAGAATGAAAAAATTACAGATATTTACGCACGTAGAATCGAACCACGTGCAACAAATTACAGTACGGGCGGTCAAGTGTTTGACAAATACGACCAGTCTTTTATAATTAGAAAAAGAGAAATCGATAGTAATGTTAATTTTGTTGTTTTTAACGGTTATCAATACACGATTCAAAATATAGAATTGACACAATTAGAAACGCAAATTAGAATCAATTGTGTTAATCCAAAAGCATTAAAACAACCTATTCCAAAACCAAGCGTATAATGTCATCAAAAGTAACAGGAGTTCGTGAGTTGGTAGATAGCTTTAAGAAGGCAAGAAAAGACATTGAAAAGCAATGCGTTCAGATAGTAAGTGCCAATGCTTTTGAGGGCAGAAACGAGGCGGTTAAAAACGCTCCTATTGCTTTTGGTAAATTAAGACAGTCAATAGGTATAGAAATAAGTTCAGATAAATTAGAGCAGTCAGTTGTAGCCAATGCGGATTATGCACCGTATATCGAGTTTGGAACGGGCGGAAAAGTATCAGTTCCAAGTGAATGGGCAGAATTAGCGAACGGATTTAAAGGTCAGAACTTTAGTAAGGATGATATTTTGGAACGTTTGCGTAATTGGTGCAGATTAAAAGGAATAGATGAGAAATATGCTTATCCAATAATGGTTACAATATTTAGAGAAGGTATGCGACCTCAACCGTTTATGTATCCGGCTTGGCAAAAAGTAAAAAAACAATTTAGTAGAGATATGGTAAATTTTATGCGAAATGCTTAATCCTGATAAATACATACGGAAATATTTTTATGACTACCTAACGGGTGAAGGTTTGAACGTATTTGACAGTTCTCAAGGTGTAGATAATGAAGATTTTTGCGTACTTTTGTCAACACAGATCAAAGTATTAGAACACGGTAATAAATGCGTAAAAAATTGGGATTCTACTATATTGATTGAAATCATACAAAGAGTGCCAAATGTTGGTAATACGGGTTCAAGAGCAGCTATAAACGACGCAGAAAATGAAGTCGCAGTTGCTTATGAATTATTTGAGATTGAAGAATTTACGCCAACAACAAAAGCGTATAGTTCCACAGATTTAGTAACATACGGATTGAATGAAATCATAAATAGAACAATAGTAACAATTAATTTAAAACTTTATCAAAATGAGTACAACACCGATTAAAGGCGAAAATGGAATATTATTCCTTTACTTAGACGATGCGTGGAAGCCTATCGCTTGTCTAACATCAAATTCACTATCTACAACCGTTGAGGTTATTGAAAGACAAACAAAATGTGCGCCAGGCGTAACTGAAAAAAGTGCGGGTGTATTTAATTATTCACTTTCGGCAGATGGCGAATATATCGACACAACAACAGAGGGCGGAGATGATGCTAAAGCCTCACACGATGCTTTATTAGTATTGCAAGAGTCAAGAGAATTACAGCAATGGAAATTAGATACCGATATGAGCAATGAAAGTTCTGTAAAGTATTATGGCACTGCATTAATAACTGATTTATCTTTAGACCAAGCGGTAAACGAAAACAGTACTTTTTCAGCTACTTTAGATGGAAACGGTGCGATTTTAAGAACAGACCCTAACGTAGCGCCAAGCGTATAATATTATGAACAATAGAGCAACTTTTTTTAATAGAGAAATAATCTTTGGAACTTATTTTTTAGGCGAATGGATTGAGCAATCAGGAACAAACGACATACAAGAGTCGTTTAACTGCCTATCTAAAAACCCTTTTAAATACATTCCTTTGTTTATTCATTGTGGTATAAATTGTACCGCAACTTTAACAGGATTGGAAAAAGTATCGCTTAACGATGTGATTAATGAAGTTGACAATGTAGGGGGGATTCAATCGGAGGCGATACAGAATTTATTAACGGTATTTACGACTTCAATTACCACACAGTTGGGAAAGGAGAAGGTGGAGGGAAAGAGCCACCTACCAAAAGTAAAAAGATAAATTTTGATGAAGAAGTTTTTTCTTTTTGTTTGTTTGAGTTAGGTTGCGACTCCCTGAGGCAAGTATATATGATGAGTTGGCGGGAGTTTCAACTTAGGTCATTTGGATATAAAAGAAAAGACCGTCAAGATTGGTTAAAAGTTCGCGAGGTTGCTTATTCAAGTTTAGTAGGTTCGCATTTAGACCCAAAAAAGCTACCAAAGACAAAAGAAAAATTCTTACCTTTAGGAATGGAGCAACAAAAAAGGGTTAGTGATGAGCAAAAAGAGAACTTTTTAAAAGCATTTAGAAAATACCAAAATGAGCGAAAAACTTAATTTTAGCATAGGCGTTGATTTGTCGGATTTGAACAAGGGGCTTGAAAAAGCTTCGGGTTCAATTAAATCTTTTGCCGATAGAACCAAAGAATCTTTTGATAAAGTAGGCAAAGGAATTGTTGACGTTGGCGTTAAGTTTTCCGCTTTATCTGCGGGTATTATCGCAGGGGTTGGAGCTATGGGATTACTCGCAAAAAATGTGGGTAATGTAGCTGATAGACTTTTGGATTTGTCAGACATTACAGGGATGACAACCGATGCTATACAAGAGTGGCAATATGTAGCTAAAATAGCGGGTGTAAGTACAGAAGCGGTAACAAATGCGGCAGAGGGGCTCGTTAGACGTTTAAAAGACGTTGGGGAAGAAGGTAGCCCAGCCGTTAAGGTATTGCAAGGATTAGGAATAGCGAGTAAAGACGCTAATGGACAGATAAGAAATGCGGGTGATATAGTTGATGAAACTATAATGAAACTTGCGTCTTTGGAGAATATAACGGAGCGAAACACTTTAGGTTCACAATTATTTGGAGGGGCTTGGAAGGACATCGCACCTATTTTATCTTTGGGGGGTGATGGTATTACCCAATTAAGAGAAGAAGCCCAATCTTTAGGGCTTGTAATGAGCAATGAAGCCTTGCAAAGTGCTAATGCATTTAGACAAGCTACTGAAAAATTATCGGCTAAATTTGAAGCATTAAAAAATAATATCGGGGCTAAATTAGCACCTTTATTAACAAATACACTATTGCCATTAATTGACAAATACATAGTTCCTGCAATGGAGAAATTCGTTTCCGTAATAGGAAGCGTTATTGATTGGTTTCAGCAACTTTCACCGACAATCAAACAGGTTATATTAATCGTTGGAGGCTTGTTAGTTGCTTTGGGGCCATTATTAGTTGCAATAGGTGGTTTTGTACAATTTTTACCAATTTTATTAAAAGGTTTAGCAGTTTTAACGGGGCCTATTGGTTTAATCGTTGCAGGTATAACTTTGCTAACGATTGCAATTGTTAAGAATTGGGATACTATTAAAAGATGGGCACAGAATATTGTCAACTATTTTATAAAACTTTATAACGAATCGATGATTTTTAGAATAGGTATTGAGGCGGTAATTCTAGTATTTAAAAATCTTTTTGATGCGGTTAAATTTGTATTCACTTCTCTTTACAATATCGTTACAACGGTATTCAAGAACATTTACGAAGCGTTAAAAGGGGTTGCGAAGCTTATATTTTCTGTTTTGACTTTTGACTTAACAGGGATAAAAGATGCACTTTCAAAAACTTTCAATTCAGTCACTAAAAACACAAGTAATTTATTTGCAGAAATTACAAACGACGCAAAAAAGTTATTTAGTAATATTGCGGAAAATAAAGCAAAGGCGGTTCAGAACGTATTGACACGAAAACTTCAAGAGGTTGATTTTACAACTAAACCCGAAGCTACACAAAAGTTACAAGAAGCAGTTTCAGATGCAGTTAGTGAAGGAGCTGCAAATGGATTAGCAGGAGGTGGTCGTAGACAGATAAAGCCAATCCAAAGCGGGATGACTGCGGAAGGGCCTGTAATGGGGCAAATTGCAGCTGACCCATTATTAGCGTTTAGAGAAAGATTAAGCGAGGAGTTTATTCGTATTCAAAACTTGATGTTAGATTTAGATGCCGAAATAAGTACCTTAATAAACGATTCAATAGCAAACACTTTCAGCTCATTAGGCGACGCAATAGGTAATGCTTTAGCAGGAAGTGGTAATGTGTTGAGTAATTTAGGAAATGCACTTTTGCAATCTATGGGAAGTTTCTTAAAACAATTAGGGGGTTTATTTATAAAATACGGTGCAGCAGCGTTATTTTTTGATAAGGTAAAAAAATCCTTAGCAACAGGCATAGGCACACCAGCGGCCGCAGCTGGATTAATTGCTGCGGGTATAGCCTTAACGGCTATCGGTGGAGCAATAGGTTCAGCATCTAGCGGTGGACTTGGAGGAGGTGGTGGAGGCGGTGCATCAAGTAGCACAGCTTCAAGTGGTTCATCTTTCACTCAAAGCGTTTCAGCCAACAGGGATAATGAAGTGGTATTTAGAATAGCAGGGACTGACCTTTTGGGAGTTTTAAGACGTGCGGAAAACCAAGCAAATAGAATAGGATAATGGCAATTTACAGACCTAAATATAGAATGACTTACGGCAACATCTCGGGTGATAATTTTGAATTGATTATCGAAGAGCGTGGCCTACCTTTTGGGGAGGTCATTCCTATGGAGGGGTATTGTACGTTATCAAACAAAAGCGTTGATGATTTTTTCACTGCCGTACGTGGGGCATCTTTAGAGATTGATTTTTTAGCTACCTTAGAGCAGCCGTTTGAGCAATTTAACGTAATACAAGAATTTCAATTATTAGCTAAATTTTACAGAAACGGTAACGAAATATTTAGGGGATGGATAAATCCCGATGGAGTTTCACAGAGTTATGTAGTTGATAAATGGAACGTTCGACTTGTGGCAGTGGATGGATTAGCCTTTTTAAAGAATTATGAATTTGATGCAAAGGAAATAGCACCTCAGGAGTTTAATTATTTATATTGCATTTTAGAGCGGTTAAATTTAGATTTGCCTTTAGCTACTTTTGATGATATTAATAATTTATTTTTACCAAACGGAACCCCTTTAACCTATGATTTGACGAGTCAATTAAGAAGGATTTTAAATGATAAAGTATTTAGGAATAAGAACGGCCGTTTTTTAGACTGCCAAACTATTTTAAACGATATCCTTCAAAAGTACAACTTCACTTTATCACAGCAGAATATAAACGGTAATTTAGTTTGGTTAATAGCAAGAACACCGTTTGTAGTATCGGCAACAACACAAAGGGGCATAGTTTGGAGGTTAGATGGTATTAATGAAACAACGGGCGTACCTACTTGGGCAAGGAATGGCACTTTTGAAAGACCTACGTCTTTAATAGGCTCACAATCACAAGCAAGTGAAGTAGTTTTTGATGCTATCCATTGCAATGAAAATCAAGAAATAAGCTATGCGCCCGCATTGCAGAATTTTAGATTCGAGCAGAAGTGGTTAGGGTTTTTGAATAAAGGATTTGAATCTTTTAACAATACGAATTATGATTTAGAATCAAATTCAGAGTTTATTGATGGTGAATTGAAAACATTTTCCACAACTTCAAACATATTAGGGGCTACGCAATTGTTGCCAATACAATTATATCATTTAAGACCTTTACATTTTAATATAAATTTCAATTACACTATCTTTGGGGGTAGCAACTTAAATCAAGGACAAGCTTCCTATCAATGTGTTATAAGAGCTGTTAATGTAGCAGCTAGCAATATATATTATCTAAAAAGAATTGATGGAGAAAATCAATGGACTGATGAATTTACTATTTATAGGCTTCCAATAGTTACAATAGAATCAACTTTTAATGCAGTTACTAATGTTTCAGCTAATATTGAGACTCCAGAAATTAATAATGTTGACTTATACATTGATATTTACAGACCAAGAAGAGTTGGGATAGTCACGTTTCCTTTTACAATAACAACGCACAGTATAGAGGTTTTTTTTGATGACCCTTTATTAGGTCTTGGAGAGTACCACGATTGCACTCGTAACAATTTCTCGAGTTCATATTTAAAAGAGCCCGTTAAAGTTATAAATTCAAACGAAAATAACAACCTATTTTTAAACAATTTATATCAAAGTAATTTAACGGTTATAACACCACAAAACTCTTGGCAAAAAGGCAATGCAGGTACTTTATATTCCGACTTATTAGAGCTGACAAGTAGAGAGCGTATAGATTTAATGCAAAGGCCACAGATGATTTTCAGGGGTGATGTTTACGGGTTTGTCCCCTATTGGGGAGTGGTTGCTTATCATTTATTGGAAGGCACTTTTTTAATAACTGATTATAAATACAACACAAGGGATAATATAATCACAATTGAAAGTCGGCAATATTTTACGGCAATAGTTCCAAAAAATTATGAAAAAAGCTATATATTTGACGATGAACGAAATGTATTAATAAAAGGATGAGTATAATACAAGGAAATGATAGAATTTTATTTGTAAAAGTGGGTGATATTTTTCAGCCTATCGCTTGTTTGTCATCAAATGGAATGGATGAAGATGTTGAGATGCTGTCAACAACAACAAGAAATTCAGAGGGTTGGAGGACTTCTTTACCTACTCAACAAGGATTTAGCGTTAATTTTACTGGATTTCAAATAAGAACCTTGTTTTTATCAAATGTTCAGAACCTTGTACAAACTAAATTTATTTTAACTTTTTTAAATAATACAGATGATTTTATTAAATTTAGAATAAAATATCAAGGTGTTTTTTATTTTTATAATAAAACAATAACAACAGACACATTATTAATAGCCGCAAACCCATTTTCTTATATCTTAAGAGGTGCCACAATAACAGAAACAGTTTTTAACTTTGCTGTAAATTTAAACACTTACAATGCTGAAATAGCAACTTTTGAAGCTAACGGAAACTCATTAAATGTAATAATGAACGACTTGACAGCTACTTATGAAATATTAGTCCCAAACACAACGC